CTGCGCCGCTGGCGCGACATCGATGCGGTAAACGCATCCCGCACCAAGCCGACGTCCATAGCCAGCGACATGCTTGCTTGCGGGCACGGGAAGGTCGCTGGATACGCAGCCATCGTCAGGCTCCTTCCGGGACATAAGGCGGCGGGATGTCAGGCGGGATATAACCAGGCTCGCCGGGCAGAATCGGGATCGGCCCTGCGGAGGACGGCCATTCAGCCCAGATTGAGTTGGGCGCTGTGCCTTTGTGGAAAATCACACCATCGGGCGCTGTCCATTGCGTAAGCCCGGTAGGCGTAAGGTACATGTAATGACGGGATCCGAATTGGATATCAAACGCACCCTTGTACTCCCACCACTTGAACTGATACTCGACATACAACTCACCCGTCGTCGGCACCCGGAATGACGTACCCGTCGGAGGTGTGGCACCCGGACCCGTAGGCGGCGTCTGGCGAGGCGGCACGATAGGCATCGCGGGAATCGCAGGCAACGCAGCGGGCGGCGTCACAACGGGCGGCGGACCTGCATCCGTGGTGGCATACGCCTGCCAAGGCAACGCGCCGGTGTAGACCTTAGGATCGTAGGCGACCGCCTCGATCTGCACCGTCGCGCCCTGCGGGGTCATCGAGGTCACGATCCAGTCTGTAACCGCAGTCGTCGAGGTGCCAAAGGCAAACGACGTAGGCTCGATGTCACCGCCAAGCCCTGACACCACAAGAGCCGTGCCAAGCACCATCGTGGAGTCGTCAGCGCCCTTGGTGACAGGCGTCGAGTGAACGACACCGAACTCGTCCCGCACGAGGATCATATGACCCGCGCCCGCCCAGTCGAGCGGCTGATCGACCACCGCCGTGCGGGTGGCGGCATCGTAAGACGCGAAGTATCCAGACTGCCCCCACGACGGCATGTCGTGCGAGACCGCAATCCGATCGCCGTGCAGGACGACAAGACCTTCTAGTTCGGTTTCGAACGAGACGCTTTTGCGTGAGATCGTTCGGCGGTTCGAACGCAGCCTTGCGTGTTGCTTGGCAAGGTCTCGCGAGGTGCAGCCGAACAGCACCACGCTCTCAGTGTTCGTCATCGACGGCGCTTCGTTGCCCGCCAGGTCAACAGTCACGAAGCGTGGGTCAAAGTTCTGCGGGTCTCGGTACTCGACCTTGACGCCCTGCGGGTCGTCGACCTGAGCAAAGACATAGGTCACACGCAGCGAGCCAGCAACGATGTTAGAGCGCCCGAAGAGCGCCATGCGCGTGTCCTTCACGCAGTCATGCACCAGCGTCATCCGCTGCCCCACGCGCATCGGTGCCGCGCCTGCGACTTGCAACGCAACCTGCGAGGCTTCCCATGCTGTCGTCTGCTGATCCAGTACGCCATTGAACTCGACAGCGCCTTGCCACTTGAGCCTGGCGGCATTAACCGCCGTGGTGTCAATCTGCACCGCAGGCACCGGCGAGGCGATCAGCACCTGATTCGTGATGATGTCGGTGTAAACGTCAGCAGGATTGGATAGCGGATTGCCGCCAGACAGGCGCGTGACGCTCATCGAGACTTGCTGCGAAGATGACGACGAGAAGGCGCTAGAAGCCTTCAGGCGCAACGCTGCAAGCGTCACGCCGTTATACGCAGGCGTGTTAGCCGCAGGAGCGTCAAAGCGAACCTTCAAGCCCGTCCATACGACTTGGTCCTGATGGTAGCGGTCGAGCTTGGAATCGGTCAGCCTGTAAGCCCGAACGCGGATGCGCGTGCCTGCGGCTGCATTCCACCCGCCCGCAGGAGCTGGCAGGTTCAGCGTGTACATCCTCGGGCGGTCGTGTGCACCCTTGAACTCAGGCTCATACGATCCAGACTGCGTGACCGTGTTGTTATCGTCGACCCGATCCCAGTCAATATGGATCTTGACCGCGTGTTCAAAGAACGCTCCGGCGTTGTCTTGCCGATAGATCCCGCGTGGCAATTGAATGTCGATCTGCACCGACTCAATACGCATCGGATAGTTTGACTTGCCGACGGTGTACGGACCGACCACCCGATAGTGCGCCCCGACCGCAGCGCCCGTCTGGTCTGGCTCGTTAGCAGCGGCAAGCTGAATCTCGCCCAGGTCTTGCGATGACCAGACGTTTTCCAAGAACGGAACATGACCGCTCGGGATGTTCGGCGGGCGGTTCGTATTCCAATCGTGCTGAATGCCGCCAAACACATTGCCGTGCTGTGCAGGCGTGTAGACCCGAAGCGTATGCTCGTGCCCCTCAGTCAGCAGCGTGTTACCAACGTAGATGTCATTCACCCTGACATCACCAACGCCCAGGCAGAACAAGGCGCAAAGGTATTGATCCTCGCCGACGAACTCGGTGTAAGGCTGCGCGGCATAGTCAGGCGTGTACCTTGCCACCGTGCCATAGACCACAGGAATAGCCGCGCCAAGTCGCGCCTGGTTGTTCGCAGCGCCAATCGAATAGGTCGGAGACGGGTCGGCGGTCGCCGCCTGGGCTGCAGGCTTCTTGGGCTTGAAGATCGCTCCAAGTACCGCATTGATCGCAAAGCCGATCAGCGCATTGGCAAGCGTCGCCGCGAAGCCAGACGCCGTGAAGAATGCAGCGAACGCAGCAGCCACAGGAGCCGCAGGCAGCAACACAACCGCCACGGTATCGCCCGGCGTGATCACGCTATCGAGCGTGCCCTCTACACCGTTGATGACAACCCGAGCCTGCTTAGCCTGCGGGACAAGATCCCGAACGCGGACAGACTGCTTGATGCGGGTGACCGTGCGCTCAGCAGGCTTGAGCGGGTTCGGGATGATGACGATACTCAACGCGCCCACCTATAAGCCTGCGCGTCCTTATACATCGCCCTGAACGACTCCATACGCTCAAGCAAAACGCCGTGCTTGCGGTGGGTATGCAACACCATGCCCTTTAGCACCGTGCCAATATGCCCAAGCCGCAAGCTCAGCAAGACATCACCGTCAGAAGGCAGGTCGATCTCATAGGCTATATTGTGCCGCTTTTCGTCAGCAATCGCACCAATCTCGGCACGCGCAAGCCCCGTGCAATCGATCTCAGGAACCGCAAAGCCAAACCGCTTGGCAGCCTCGACCGTCAGCGTCCAGCAATCGTAAGCCTCTGGACCCTTGGCTCCAAGGCGGTAAGGCTTACCGATCAGGTCGTTGAACATTAGCGGGAAAGTGCCGGAAAAATTGTGTGCTGGTATCTAGCCCTCGGCCACTGAACATTCAGCAGGTCCGCAGGAACCGCCGTCAGCGTGACCGAGGTGTCGTCAGCCGTGGCGCTCGCGTCCATCACGATCTCGTCAGACGCAGGCGATGTGGTATCCGAATCCACATAGACCCGGAACGTGACGCGGATCGGCGACGAGGGCTTAGTAGCCGCAAGTTCCAGATGCTGCATCATCTCAAGCCCGGCATTCACGATCGTGATCTGCAACTCTGGCGCACCTTCGCCCGATGACTTCGGCAGCGTCACGCTGAACGGCAGCGGCACATAGTCCAGCACGCCCGCAGACGTGCCGCCCTGAAAGCCCGTAGGAGCCGACACGAAGGCATACGCCTTGGACCACGCCGGATGCGTGACGGCTATCGTCTCAAGGTATGTCGCGTCGCTCGGGTTGCTGACGTAGACCCGACGCAGAGCGTTGGAGATTGCCATCAGCGTGCCCCTGCCGCTCGGTTCAGCCCGTAGGTGCCTTGCATCGCACTCGTGACCACACCCGCGCCTGCACGGATGTCACGAGCGATCGCTTGTTTGATCTGCTCGATGTAGATCGTGATGTCGTTGCCGTTCTGCTCGGTGCGAACCTGTGCGCCCGCATTGTTGACGACGTTCACGTTCACGACGGGCGCTTGCGCCTCAACGCCGAGCCTGCCGCCCGCTCCGCGGCGCAAGGGGAGAATGGCTTCCGCGCCAGCTTCGCCTAGCACGCCGCCAGTAGCGAACTTCCTGAGCGGTCCGTTACCCGGCATCGGGAAGAACGTGGGCTGACTGTACACGCCCCAAGGCAAACCCGTAGCGCCGCCGAACGCATTGCCCTTGGCGCTCGGAACAATGCTCATGCCATTGCCGCCGAGCTTCAATCCGAACGCGCTGCCGAACAGATTGACGAACAGCTTGTTCAGAGCGAGCTTCGCCACGTTCGCCAAGATCGACTGCACCATGCGCTTGAACAAGTCCGACGCATCTGCTGTGCCCTTCGCCAGGTTGTCGAAGAACGAGTTAAAGCCTTCTGTGATGAGGTCCAGCGGGGTCTTCATGGCCGTCAAGTTTTCGGTCATCTTGCCATTCAGATTCGCAAGCATCCGATCGTATTGCTCGATGTTGATCTTGCCGTCGAAGAACAACTGATCAATGCGCTCAAGGTTGTTGGCGAACTTCTCGGACGCCGCGCCGATCGGGTCCATCGTTGCGATGAAGTTCTCTAGTTCCTCCCTGTAACGCTGCCTGCTCTCGGCGGCTTCGGCGTCACGCGCCGCCTGCTCGCGGTCAATATCAAGCAAGATCCCAGCGAGAGTTGCGCGACGCTTCTCAGCGTCTGCCACGGCGACTAACTCGTCTTTGTACCGAGCCATGCTAAGTCGCAGCTCATAGGTCGCGTCATTCTGGCTCACAAGCCCGAGCGCGACCTGTGCGTTGAGCTTCTGCACATTCGTCATCGGCTGGAGCAGATTCGCGTACTCCAGCTTCAGGTTCGCCATCGCCTTTGCTTCAGTCTCCGCCGCACGAGCCGCAGCGTCAGACCCTTTAGTAGACACCGACGGTACTGTGGGCCGATTCATCGCGCTACTTGGCGGCCCTTGAATCGGACCGGTCGTGGAGGCTACTTTGTAATTCTCTCGAAGGCTTCTGGTCAGCGCCTTCACTCTCTCATCAAGCTCTGCCGCCTTCTCGTTGTGGTCTTGCCAAATCTCAGAAGCCTTCCATGGCTTCAGAACCGTTTTATTCCATGCGATCCAAACATCTGTAAGCGAGGTCATCCAGCGCGAAAGTTCGATCGCTTTTATAGCGAGATCGATAAATTCTTCGCCAATCTTCGATCCGACCTTTTTCCACTCGCCGCCCTGGTTTCCAAGTTTCACAAACTCTTCAGACAGCGCAACCATAGCGGGCATCATCCCCGCTGTGATTTGCTTGCCAACGCCATCAGCAGCCTTACCCATCCGCGTCAGGTTGTCGTTGAACTGCTCCGCCTGACGGAGAACATGCGTTTCAATCACGATGCCCAGACGATCAGCCTCGTCTGTCATCTCCTTGATACCTGCCGCGCCTTGGTTCAGCAGCGGGATGAGATCAGCGCCAGACTTACCGAATAACTTGATCGCTTCAGCAGTCTTCTGAGCGCCGTCAGGCATCGACGCAAAACGATCCGCAATCGCACCGAGTGCTTGCTGTACATCAGCCCCAGCGGCAAGACCCATCGCCTTAAGCGCCCTGGCGCTCTCGTTCGAGGTGTCATCAATGTTCGCGAGCGCGACGGACAGTTTGCCCATCGACAGTTGCAACTTCTCGGCACTGACACCCGACAGGTCGGCGGCATACTGCAAACGCTGCAAGTCCTCAGCCGCTACACCCGCCTTCTGTGCAGCCTTCGACAGGTCATCAAACCCGTTAACGATGTTCTTGATGCCACTGACGATCTTGTCAGCGGCGAACGCACTGGCAAGCGCCACACCGATATTCTTGACGCCCGCCTGCATCTTGTCGAAGTTGGCATTCGACTTCTTGGCAGCATTGCCAATCTCGTCCAGCTTCTGGCTCGCCTGACCGATCGCCTTTACGAACTGTTCATTCTGGAGGCTGAGTTCGACTGCGAGGCTTGCGAGTTTATCTGCCATCATGCCCTCCGAGACAGGCGCGATGCCGTCATCAATGTGCGTCTGTAGATTCTACCGGCAGCCTTCTTCATCTCAGACTGCAAAGCCTTCGCCATTGTCTGCTCGAACTCGGCACCGTGCGTGGCTACAGTCTTGTCGAACCAGTTGCCTGCCGGATTCCTGACCGTGGTGGCACGAACCTCAAACCCGTTGCGGGTATGGGCCTTGCGCTCTCCGTACAGAAGCGTCGCGTAGTAGCCCGTGCGGCTATAGACCACGGCGCGAAAATCGTTCGAACTGCGATCGGCTCTTATCTTCAGCCGAATCGACTTCTTCAGATCACCGAATTTCATTGGAGCCATCTGGCGAACGCGAGTGCGAACCCTTGCACCCGCACGCCTCGTGGCTTTCACCGAAATATCGTAGGCATCACGCTCGCTGAACTCCTTCAGGAGAGCCTTGACTTCGCCCAGGTTAGTCGTGATCCCCATCGCCTACAGCCCAAAAGCCTTCAGCATCGCATCACCCGACTTCAGAGGGTTGTCAGCTTCCTGCCGAGCCTCGTTCTTCTCGCGGTGATACTGAAGCCAGCCGTGATACTCACGCAGGCTCATGCGAGCCTTGATATCGCTTACCAACATGCCGAGGTTTTCGGCAAGTGCGTACAGGCTGGCTTCATGCTGGCTCATGCGTTTCCCGAGTCACCTGCGAAACCGTTCACCTTCATCACATGCATTAGCAGGTCCATATAGACCCGCACGCCCACAGTCATCAAGGCATCACCCATCGGCTTGCCATCATCGCCCAGCACGCTCGCTTGAGCCAAGATCCGCTGGAACTTCGCAGGCTCATCACTCATCAAGCTCATATGGTCAATAACCGCACCGATAGGCGCTTCAACAATCGTGTAAGTCTTGCCGTTGACTTCGACTTGCATTTCAGATCCTTAGTGGTTTGACAGGATGGGTGGGGGAAGTCCTATCGGCTCACTACAGCCTGCGGTCCTTGCGGGTGCCGCCTTCCCCCATTGAACCTTAGAAAACGTGCACAGGCGGTTTCGACAGCGTGATCGTTGCAGACCAACGCTGCGCCTCGTTCAACGCAACCTGCCATGACAGACCGCTGATCTGGCCCTCCATGACAAGGAAGCCATTGTTCGGCAGCTTGATACGGATGGTGTGCGGCTTGTTGTCGCCAGCAGCAGCCATGATCGCCAGGTAGCCCGCGTCGGTGATATCGGTGAACCCAGTGATTGCAACCGTACCCGCCGAGGTGGCAGGCACAGGCAGGGTCGCTGAAGGCTCACAGAAGGTGCCGACCGACAACGTGCCAGGCTGCTCGACAGACACATCGAACGACGCCAAGCACAGACCAGTCAGGTCGGTCTTGGCGAAGTGCGTGACGACTGCGGTGCCCGGGAGCGCCCCTGCGGTCTCGCCCGTCGTGTCGGTGCCAAGAAGCGTCACAGCGGTTGCCGTGGGCGCAGGGGTGGCGGCGACGATCCAAGTGCCATCAAGTTTGGAGGAACCCGACTTGCTGATGCTCACAACATCACCAGCAGCAAGCGTCAGGGCCGTGCCCGTGAGGGTCGCGGGCTTGCCCGCAGTGAAACTAAGACCAGCGACGGCAGTGCCGACGCCAGTGGTCAGGTCGATCTCGACTCCGTTCGTCGAGGAGGCTTTTGTTGCCATGCTCAAAACTCCTTGAATGAAAAGCGGCGGCTACAAGGAAAAGTTTTCGCCGCCGCCAGGAAGCGAAAATTAAAGATAGCGTTCATACTCAAACTCGAATTGAACGATGAATTGTGGAGTGTCGCCCGCAGCCTCAAACGTCTCTGCAGGCCCGAAGGTATCCAGATGCACCGCGTCGGCGGGGTCTTTGTAGTCGTAAAACAACTTCGCCGCAGCCTCTGCAACAACAAGCAGGTTGTCATCACCCTCGCCTGGCGACCCGAAGAATGTCAGCGTGATCACGCCAGTCTCTTTGCGACTGTCACACCAGGTCAGCTTCTCGGTTCCGTAAGGATCGAACTCAAGCGTGCACCAAGGCGCAGGCGGCATCTGCTGCGCCGTGTTGATCGTGTCGTAGTAGGGGACGCCGCAGGTAGCTACAGCATTGCGGGCGAAAGTACGAACTGCACGGCTGCTCATACCACCCTCTTCCCGCGAACGTAGCCCTTAAAGAAAACCACCGCGTTTCCGATGTTGACCGGGTGCACCGCAGCAAGCACCAGCTTCTCGTTACCTACCACCAACTCATCGAACTGCTCAGGAAGCGTCGTCGTGAAGTCGCTCGCCTTCATCGTGATAATTTTGGCTCCAACCCCGTAAGTGTTGATGATCACGTCGTCCCGAGGACCTGCAGTCTTGATGCCGATCTCGATGGCCTTGGTAGCGTGCGGAGCCTTCGCCTGACGCCATGTTGCAGGCGTGCCGAGCAACGCAAAGGTCTGCTCGAATGCGGCTCGCAGGCTTGATCTGGTAGCGGCGTCGAACATGTCTTACTGTTTGTTCAGGTTGACCGAAGGAGACACCGTCTCGGTCTGCGAGT